CCGCGAAATCACCTGGGGGCGCGGATGATGCGCTCCCGCGTTGACCACTGGGAACGCCTGCTTGCATCGGCGATCGATACCGCTCGGGCAAAGCCCTTTGTCTGGGGCGTCCACGATTGCCCGACCTTCGCTTTTGAGACGCGCATGATCCTGACCGGCGGTGCGGATGTCGCGGCCCGCTGGCGCGGGCGCTACACCACCGCGCTCGGCGGCGAGCGTGTTATGCGCCGCCTGGGCTGGGCCTCGCTTGAGGACATGGGCCGCACTCTCTTGGGCGAACCGCGCCCCGCTGTTCTTCTCGCTCGGCGCGGCGATATCGTTCTGGCCGACACCGGTCTTGGCTTCGGCATTTGCACTGGGGCCAGCGCCGTCGGCATGGCGCCCGCGGGCCTTGTGACCGTGCCGTTGACGGCTTGCCGGCGCGCATGGCGTGTTTGATCTGAACATGGAGCAACTATTCACCAAGTGCGCGGCCCAGGCCTCCCTTCCCGGACCGCGCGAAGGGTCTAACGTGGACCTGGCGGTTCGGCAGCTTGGGACTGCCGGGTCCAACGTTGCCCTTATCCAGCCACACAACTTCAGTTCAGCGCGCATTTTCTTGGCTCTGCTGGCGCCCTGATGAACGTTGAGTGGCTAAAAACGTGGCTCTGATCATTCCTTGGTCAACAGCACTTCAAATAATTCGTCCTTGACGGGGTACGATGACACCTAACGTATCGGACTCTCCATGCCTTTCATCGTGACAGCCGTCACCGCGATCGCGGGGGCGATCAGCGGCGTATTGGCTGCGGGCGGCATTGGTGCCGCGCTCTTGCGGATCGGAGGCACGCTGCTTCTGTCATACGCGGCGCAGGCCCTGATGCCAAAGCCGCAAACCACAATGCAGCCGCGGACGGTGACGATCCGCGAGCCCGTGGTGCCGCGCGATCTCGTCTACGGCCGCACGCGCAAGGGCGGGGTCATCGTCTTTCTGCACTCCTCGGGGTCGGACAACAAGTTCCTCGATCTGGTCATCGTGCTGGCCACACATCGGGTCAAATCGATCGGCGCGATCTATTTCGAAGGCGAAGTGGCTGTGAATGCCGCCGGGACTGCGCAGGGCCGCTGGGCCGGAAAGGTCGTCGTCGAGAAGAAACTGGGGGCCGCCAACCAGACCGCCTTCGCCGGCCTCAAGGCAGCGTTGCCGGACAAGTGGACAGAGAACCATCGGCTGCGGGGCTGTGCCGCGATCCGGTTGCGCCTCACCTATGACCAGGACGTCTTCCCGGGCGGGATCCCGAACATCACGGTCGATCTCGAGGGCAAGGACGACATCTGGGACCCGCGGACGCAAACCGCGGGCTATTCGGAAAACCCCGCCCTTTGCTTGGCTGATTACATGGCTAATCCGACCTGGGGCATCGGCGCGCGCATCGGCCAACCCGACGGGATTGACGAGATGTCCTTGGTCGAGGCGGCGAACATCTGCGACGAGACCGTTCCCCTCGCCGGAGGTGGATCGGAGCCGCGCTATGCCTGCAACGGGGTGATCACCCTCTCGGAGGTTCCGAAGACGATCATCGAGGGAATGCTCTCGAGCTTCGCCGGGCGCTGCGCCTTCTCGAGCGGGTCCTGGCGCATCCATGCAGGGGCATGGCGCGCGCCTGATGTCGCGCTGACCTCGGACCATGTCCGCGAAGGCGGGCTGACGCTCGCGACGCGCGTGACGATGTCGTCGAACTTTAACGGCGTGCGTGGGCAGTTCGTCAGCCCCGAGAACGATTGGCAGCCGGATGACTTCCCGGCCTATGCCTCTGATGTTTACCTCGCTGAGGATGGCGGCGAGCGAAAATGGCGCGATATCTCCCTGCCCTTTACGATCTCGGCTGCCATGGCGCAGCGGCTGGCAAAGATCGAGCTTGAGCGCGCACGTCGGCAGATGACGGTGCGGCTGTCGGGCAAGCTTTCGGCCTGGGCGGCTACCGTTGGGGATGTGGTGACGCTCTCTTATGCTCGTTGGGGCTTTGCCGCCAAACCCTTTGAGGTGCACGGGGTGAGCCTTGATCTAACCGCATCGGGCGATGGGGCGCTGCTCCTGCCTGAACTGGTCCTGCGCGAAACCTCGCCCTTGGTCTATGACTGGTCAGCGTCCGAGCAGCAAATCTATGCGGCCGCCCCGCGAACAACGCTGCCCAACGCCTATGACATCCCGGCACCCGGCGCTCCGCAGGTCACCGAAGACCTCTATGTCACGCGGGACGGGGGCGGCCTAAAGGTGCTGGCACGGATTGCTTGGGCGGCGTCGCCATCCGGCTTCGTGGCGCAGTATCAGCTACAGGCACGGCAAGGCGGGATCGGCGGATGGATCGATTATGGGCGGACGGATGGCAACACGCTAGAAATCCGCGACATCGCCCCCGGAGCTTGGTCCTTTCGCGTCAAAGCGATCTCGGTCTTGGGCGTCTCCTCGCCCTGGCAGGAGACAGCGGTTGAAATCCTCGGTCTCACCGCCCCACCGGCACAGCTTGAGAATGTGACGCTGCAAACGGCGGGCGGACTTGCGATCCTTAAATGGACGCGGTCGGCGGATCCCGATGTCCGTGTCGGTGGCAACATCGTGATCCGGCATTCGAAAGAAGCGACGGCCACCTGGGCGGACAGCTATTCGATGGACCGTGTCTCGGGCGGCGAGGCCATCGCCGTCGTGCCTTTGAAACCTGGGACCTATCTCGTGCGCGCGGAGGACAGCGGCGGCCGCGCCGGGCCTGAGACCCGGGTCTCGACCAAGGGCGCGCAGGTTCTGGCCTTCTCGACCTTGGACTTCCTGCAGGCCGATCCCGGCTTTGTCGGTCCAAAATCTGGGCTGCAGGTCACGGGTTCGACGCTGACGCTGGCCACGGCGACCACAAATAGCGTGACGCAGGTGACGGCAATGGACGGGCAATATGGGTTTGCCACTGGGCTTGATCTCGGAGCCGTGAAACGCGTGCGGCTCCGCTCGGAAATCGGCGTGGCGGCACTGGCGCTCAACGACCGGATCGATGCGCGCACGGCGCTCATGGACACATGGGCCGACTTTGATGGGTCAGCGGGTGCAGAAATCGACGTGCTCTTCGAGATCCGCGAGACCGATGACGATCCGGCCGCTTCACCGAACTGGGGCCCCTGGGGCCGTCTCGACAATCACGAAATCGAGGCCCGCGCGGTAGAGGCGCGGGCGCATCTCACGACGAAGGACGCGTCCTACACGCCCATCGTCAGCCAATTACGGCTCTATGCCGATGAGGTCGCGTGAACGCGCTTTCCGTTCCTAAGGCACACGCCTTCGCTGCCTCTCTGCTGCGCCTCGAACGCGAACGCCTGCACGCCATTTTGATTGAGAACGGAAAACGCTGAAATGCCCCAGACAGCGAGTTTTACAATTGCGAACGACGCGGGCGCGGCCGTTCGGGCGCGGATCAATGAGGTGATCGCCGCCCTGCAATCGACGAGTGCCGGGGCCTCGGCGCCAACAGCGACGACGGCAGGTATGCTCTGGGTCGATACCTCGGTATCACCACCGGTGCTCAGGCGCAGGAACGCCACGAATACGGGCTGGGACGCGCTGCTCGATGCGGCAGGTAATCTGGCAGGGCTTACAAACACGGCCGTGGCACGCACGAACCTTGGCCTCGGGACAATGGCCACGAAATCCGCAGCCGATTATGACGCAGCGATCGCAGCAAAAGCGGCGCTGTCCGGCGCGACCTTCACGGGTGTCGTGACCGCCCCGAACTTTGTGTCCTCCTCAGACGCGCGGCTCAAATCCGAGGTCGAGACCATCGCCGATGCGCTGGCCTTGGTCAGCGCCTTACGCGGCGTGCGCTTCACCATGGATGGAAGCCGCCAGATCGGCGTCATCGCTCAGGAGGTCGAGACCGTGCTGCCCGAAGTAGTCCGCGACGGCGAGGCCGGTCAGCTCTCTGTCGCTTACGGCAATATCACCGGCCTTCTGATCGAGGCCGTCAAGGAACTGGCCGCCCGGGTGGCGGCGCTTGAGGAGGCACGCCCATGAATGATGGTGGGTTCATTGACATGATCAACTCGGTCTTCGGAGGCGCGGTGACCACGCTGATCGGCGCCTTTACCGGCCGGCTGATGTGGCATTCAGGCGAGGTGAAGCTCGGCAACCGCCGCTTCTTTGGCAAGGAACTCCTTTGGGAAATCCCCGTCGCCGTCGGCATGGCCCTGATCGGGGAGGCGGCGGCGCGTTACATCGGCCTGTCGCAGCCGGTCTCGACAGGGTTTGTGGCAACGCTTGCCTATCTCGGGCCCCGCGGGGCCGAAGCTCTGCTGGCTACTTGGCTCTGCCGCAAGAAATAACCCGTCCACCACTCACAGAAATCACACACGCCGTCCCATCCGGGGCGGCGTTTTCCTTTGCATGGGAGAAGACCATGACGCCGTTCGATATCGCCCGCAGCTACATCGGCACGACCGAGGGCCCGGGCCCGGCCGACAATCCCGTCATCATGGAAATGTATGCCTCGGTCGGCCAGGATTGGGTCGAGCATGACTCTGTGGCTTGGTGCGCTGCATTCGTCGGACACTGCTTTGAGAGGGCTGGCATCCGCTCGACACGCAAGCTGACCGCACGGTCTTATCTCGACTGGGGTGTGCCTGTGGAAGTGGTGGATGCCCAGCAGGGCGACATCGGTGTAATCCCGCGCGGCTCCTCCAGCTGGCAGGGCCACGTGTTCTTCATCGACCGGATCGAGGGCGCTTGGGTTTGGGGCCTTGGCGGCAACCAGGACGACGCCGTCAATGTGAAGCGCTACCCGCTTTCCAAGCTCCTCGGGGTGCGGCGCTCGGGCAGTGTCGCGCCAAGCGTGACGATGTCCGTCGAGGAGGTGCAAGGGCGTCTGAAAGACCTCGGCTATCACGAGGTGGGTCAGATCGATGGAAAGATCGGGCCGCGCACCCGCGCTGCCATCCTGGCCTTTCGGCAGGACAACGACCTGGCCCTCGTGCCCATCATCGACGTTGCGCTGACCGAAGCACTGGAAAATACCGCTCCTCGCGAAATCGCACCTGAGAGGGCATCTGGCGCGCCCGCCGAAAGCCGGATCGTAACAGCATCCAATGCGCAGATCGGTCTCGGTGTCATTGGCGCGGCGGGATCGATCGGCAGCCAGATCGCGCCTGCACTCGTGGAGGCCGAACAGGCCCGAGACATGGCAGGACGCGTGTTCACCTTGATCGGGCTGGAAAGCTGGCTCTCCAACGCACTGCCATGGATCGGTGCGGCGGTGTTCATTGGCGTGGTCGTTTATGCGCGGCACGCAAAGGCGGCCCGGATCGACGACTATCGCTCGGGGAAAACGCCATGACCTGGGTCTTGATCGTTGTCTCCTGCATCGCGGGCGACAGCCTGCCTGACTGCGGCAGTGGGATCAGCCCAGTTCGCTTTCCTGACTTTATCGCCTGCGAAGATGCCGCTGTCCGCACACATGATCACATGCGGGCCAGCGCCGATGCGCGCGGGCAAACCGTACTGCTGCTCGATACGCGCTGCTTGGCCCTCTCACCGGGGGTACCCGCATGAGTGCCATCCTGACCATGCTGTTCACGGGCCTTGGTCGACGCTTCGCTTATTGGGGCGCGACTGTTGCCGCCGTTGGCGTCGCAGTCTGGATCCTGCTCCGGCAGGGCAAGCACGCCGCAGAGGCCGACCTCGCCATCCGCCGCGCCGATGCCCGTGTCCGCGCGCTGCAAACGTCCAAGGACATCCGTCATGACCTTCAAAACACTGATCGTACCGATCTTGAGCGTCGGGCTGACCGCTGGATGCGCGATTGACCCGCGAGGTTTGCGGGACGATTGCGATTGGGCCGAGCCTATTCACCCCTCGCGCCAGGACCTGCTGAGCGACGGCACTCTGGCGCAGATCGTCGCCCATAACGAGGTAGGCGCGCGTCTCTGCGGGTGGCAACCATGACAATTGCCACCTTGAGCGAAGGCCCAGCCATTCTCATCGGCTACGCCTGGCGGCTGCAGATTGAGGCCGAGGCACCAGTCTTTGCTGAGGCCGCGAGCTATGCCGGCCATCTGCGCCTCAAACCCAGTGATCCGACGCTGCTTGCAGAACTGTCCAGCGCAGATGGCGGGATACAGCACATCACAGAGACTGTGTTGGAACTGTCTTTGGCGCCGTCCCAAACCGCAGTGCTCTCGCCTGGGCGCGTTGTGCTGGACTTGGTACGCACCGATCTCGAGCCAGACCTACACCTGGGCTTTCTTCTCGAAGTCCCCGTGATGTTGCCGGTGACGCGAGGGCTGAGCCCATGAGTGAAGCGATCCGGCAGACAGGCCCGATCACTATCACCGCGCCGATCAAGGTGCGCGTTGTAAACGGGCCATTCCGTATTCGGCTTGGCGGCCAGCCAGGACCGCAGGGGGCGACAGGCCCACAAGGCGACAAAGGCGATCAAGGTGATCCGGGCATCACGATCCTGCCCACCGACGCCCCCATCAATGGAGGATTTTTCTGATGGCCAATACGATCCAGCTCAAACGCCGCGTCTCCGGCGTGGCGGGTGCGCCCGCAGCACTGAAATCCGGCGAACTGGCCCATAACGAGGTCGACAACACTGTCTATGTCGGCAAGGGCGACGATGGCAGCGGCAATGCGACCTCCATTCTGCCCGTGGCAGGGAGTGGTGGCTTTCTGGCGCTGGTGGGCACGCAGACAGTTGGTGGGGCCAAAACCTTCTCTCTCGTGCCAAAATCTGGACAAGATGCCAGCAGCGGGACCGATCTTGTTCGCAAGTCGCAGGTCGACAGTCTGCTATCGGCGAAAGCGCCCTTGGCGTCACCCACCTTCACGGGATCACCCACGGCGCCGACGGCGGTCGCGGGCACGAACTCGACGCAGATTGCAACGACGGCCTTCGTCAATGACGCCATTGCCGGCTTTGGCGCCGGCGACATGTCAAAATCTACCTATGACACGGACAATGACGGCAAGGTAGACGCGGCGGAAACCGCGGATGCCGTGCCCTGGTCTGGGATCACGGGCAAACCAACGAGCTTTACGCCCTCCAGCCATAGCCATTCGATCGCGCAGGTAACGGGGCTACAGACAGCACTGAATGCAAAGGCCGCTCTCGCATCACCTGCCCTTACAGGTTCGCCGACGGCCCCCACGGCAACGGCCGGTACGAACACAACGCAGATTGCGACAACAGCCTTTGTGGCTGCCGCCATCGGTGCGCTTATTGATGCCGCTCCTGGCGCCATGGATACGCTGAACGAGTTGGCCGCAGCGCTGGGAGATGATCCGAACTTTGCGACCACGGTCACAAACGCGCTGGCAGGCAAGCTCTCCGCAGCATCGAACCTGTCCGACCTCCCCAATAAAGCAACGTCGCGGTCGAACCTCGGGCTGGGTTCTATCGCCACGCAAGCGGCCAACAATGTCGCGATCACCGGTGGGGCGATCAACGGGATCACACTTGATGGTGGGACCTTCTAAGCATGGCAAACACCGTTTTGGTCAAACGCAGCACCGTGGCCGGCCGGGTGCCCAGCACGGCGCAACTCGCTGCCGGAGAACTCGCCGTAAATGTCACTGACGGAAAGCTCTTCCTGAAACGCGTCTCCGGCGCCGAAACCGTGATCGAACTCGGACAGACTGGGCCGCAAGGCCCCACGGGACCGGCCGGTCCCCAAGGTGCGACCGGGCCAACAGGACCAAAGGGGGATACTGGCGCGACATGTGCAACGGGTCCGCAGGGCCCAACAGGTGCCACGGGTCCAACACCGGCACATCAATGGTCTTGTACGAGCCTTCGGTTTTATTCTGGCACAGCCTGGGGCGCTTACGCCAATCTCAAGGGGGCAACTGGTGCCACGGGGGCAACCGGTG